CTTTATTACCTTCCAAATAAATAGGTCTTTTAAATATGAATTCAGTTCCAACTGAACCATCATTTGAAATATTAACTTCTGATGGAAGTTTGGATACTTGAGATCCATCTAAAATATAATCTGATGGTTTTGATCCACTAGATACTGTGCCATTAGACATAGATCTAAGTTCAAAATCTACAGTAAGACCTTCAGTTGATGGTTTTGAATTAAAGTATACAACACACTTGCTTAAAAATACCCCCTTTGCCCCTACGGTAAATGATTGTGCTAAAGGATCTCTAGCACAAATATTTGCACCTAGTTTTCGAAGTTTTCTTACAAATTTATCACCAGATTCTTCTGTTAAACCACCAGACTCAGTTCTTTCATAAGATATTCCAAGTTGATCTGCTATTTCCCTTATATTTCCTGATATTCCAACACTAGCTGCTGCATCTTTTATCCTATCAATTGCCGCATCGCCATAGACAGGACCACCACCGTTTATTTGTATTGTTGGTGATGGAGAGACGGTTGGTTCTGGAGTGGTGGCTGCTGGTGGTGGGAAATAAGATACTGGTGGAGGGCTATAATTATAACTCGGAGGGGGATAATCATAAGTATATGTTGGGGCTGGAGTATTATCAACCTGACTAACAGATACATTTTCTTGTATTACATCTGTCCCAAGAATTCTTTCTTGATTTGATCCAGTTTCTAAAATATCTTTTGAAACTATTTTATAAGTACGTACTGAAATTGTCGTAGGTTGTACAGTGTCTATAAATCCACTTGCAGTAAAGTTTTCTTGAGCATCTGTAGAAGTAGATGATAATTTAAATGTTCTTGTTCCTGTTTCAAATTTAATAGATGATCTACTTATTGGATAGATAAAGAAACTTCCAATAACAACAGAACTATAATCTACAACTAATCTTGTACGAAGTATCTTTGCTTTAGCTTTAGAAGTAACTCCTTCTAATATCATATCAGCAAATACTATTCCTCCATACCCAGAGGAAATTTCAGATAAAGTAAAAGTATCAATATTTAAAATATTAGAGGATTCACTATAATCATTAGGAATTTCTGAATCATCGTATGGGCTATATTTAAAATAAGTTTCAAAATCATTTAAATCTATAGTGGTGTAAAGTCCGGATTTGTGTTTTGGATGACATACTCGTAATATAGCATTGTTATCTAATGAAGATCCATTATTATAAGTTGCAATTACATCTTCACCAATTATAAATTTACCTGTACCTGAAATCATTTCTATTTCAAGTAACTTGGGGAAGCAATTGTTCGTTACATCAACCCCATCAAAATATGCTCTCAATTCTGTTTTGGGAAGAAGGGATTTCCCTTCAAATTGTATATTGCGAGATCTTATAAATTGTGAGTTATCTCTACTAACTACTCTCTCCCCAACAGTTATTGGGGACACTTCAGAAGTTTCTAACGAAATTTCTGTTCCAGTTCTTGTAGATGTTCCAGTTTCATAAGTAGTTATTGTTTTTTCATCATACGTTTTTGTTGAAGTAATGTATCCACTAGTTGTAGATTCGGTTACTCCTGTGCGAGTACTTTCAGTTTGTCTATCAGAAGTTCCAGACCAAGTTGTTTGCCAATCATTGTAAGTTGTTAATTTGCCAGTATCATCAAGATTATATATTTGTTTAGCTAAATCAATATCTCCTGAATCTATTATAAAATTCTCTGCTTCTAATCTTACTGGAGTATCAAACCAAGTATCAGTTGAAGGTGTAAGTTCTATAGATCCTTTCCAATAATTTAAAATAAATGGGGTTACACTTTCTGTTCTTGTTGCTACATTTTGACTTTTCCACAAAACGTCTGTATAATTTAAAGTAATGATTCCATCATTAATAACTACGTTTTGTCCATCTGCAATTTGACTTAGATCAAGGCCAGTTGGTCTATCAACAGTACTATTATCATCATAATGAACTAAACTAATATTTTGTATGCTTATATTGGGTCTTAATTCTTGTGATACTGGATCTATGCAATTTGATTTCCCAAAAGAAAGGTCTTGTATTGGTGCTTTTTCATCAGAAAAATTATCAACAAAAAATCCAGATTTAAATTTGTTCAAACCATTAGAGTCTTGAATTAATAAATTTGAAGTTTTTGTTTCTAATAAAGACAAACTTGTATAATATTCTAAATTTCTTATTCTATCTTCCAATACTTTAATATCCCTCATTCTGTATCTTTTATGATTAGTTAAATTTATAAATGCATCTGAGGTATTATAAAGATATGGTGGTAAATTAATCGTAGCTATTTCTAATGAATCATCTACAGGAACAGGTCTTTGAGGATTTTCTGATGGAGATCCTATTTTTGTCTGTATTGCCCCATTTTTACTTAAATAAAGAACATCTATTCTACCAAGATAAAATGAATAATTTGCAATAATAGATTCGTCGGATGCTAAAGAATTTTTAGAAGAATTGCCTGATGCAGTAAAGTTTCTTCCATAAAATTCTAGTGGAGATCTTGTATTTAATGTTGTAGTATAAGGAGAAACTCTTGGTCTTATATCAATAATATCAGTTAATCTATTATTATCAACGACTGGTATTTCCTTTGAATAATCACAACTAAAATATGAATTGCAAGTTGTAATATCTCCCTCATCCGAAGAATCATAATATGCATTAGAAAAATATATTTTTAGTTGTCTTGTTGGTGGATTAAAATTAGATTTTCTTATTATTGTTGAATAATCATAAAAAGTTGATTTTTGTCCAGAACTAAAAGAATAATGAGTTGTAATATCATTACTATCATCGGTTAAAGATGCTAAAATAGATCTAATATTAGATTCCTCAAAGGTTAAAGTTTCTCCAACTCTAAATGAAATATTGTTTTTAACAACATACCTTATTTCAGAATCTGATTTTATTTCTGCTAAAATTGCTACAGCTCCACTCGACTCTCCTATAATTTTTTCTCCAACTATTAAATCAGAAGTTTTTCCACTTTGACTTCCTATGGATGCTAATAGTAGAGATGGTGCATTAGCAGATGAAGTTCCTTTAGATTCATATATACCGTGAACTTCAATAATATCTGGATAATTTAATGAAATAATGTCATCTTCAACTCTAGTTCCATATGGATAATTTCCATATACTAAACCATTATTAATAGTATCTTGTCCTGTTCCAGAACCTTCTAGAACTGAGTTATTAACTATTATATAATTAACTCTATTTTTTCTTTTTACTTTTTCTTTTAGTTTACTTCTTCTTACAGTTGCAACTAATGTAGACCCATTAGAATCATTTATCAGATTACTAATTGTTAGTGTATTGCCGTCAATAGAAAACTTATCACTGGTTAGTGTTTGTATTACACCATTTGAATTCGTTAATGTATACCTCTCTTCGTCAAAAGGCAAAAATGTTTCATTTTGATCGGATAAAGAAACTGTTAGTTTATTTGATGATATTACTTGATTATCAAAAGTTTTTCTAATTGTTAAAGTAGCATCTGTTAAATCTACATTTGAAATATTGCGCTTTGGTAATTTTGAATATAAAGTATTGTCTTGTGATGATATTAAAGAAGTTGATAAAATTTCTAGATCTGTTACTGAAATACTTTCTAATGGAAGACCTCCTTCAATAAAATTAGGTACAGAAGTTATACCAGATGCAACTACATATGTTGCATCTACTGCAGCAACTTTTGCATAATATGGAAGAATCGAATTTAGTGGATTTGTATATTTTACAATATCACCTACCTTTACATTTTTTCCAGGAAAAAGTGAATTTGTACTTGTAATTATTAGATCAGGTTCGTCTACTACTATAGTTGCCTCACCAACATTAAATTTAGAGGATTGAAGAATATCTGCAGAAAAAGTGTTTCCAGAACCAACCATTCCATACACAGATTTAACATCAGAAATTCCATATGAAGTAATATCTTTACAAATTCTACTAATTGTTTCATCTCCATTAAAAATTAAAGGTTCATATATTGAAAATTCTCCATTTGTTTGATAAAGAACAATTGAAGAACTATTATTTACAGGATCTTTTAAAAATCCTGTAGCTCCACTGCGAGTTCCTTTGACAAAAGTGGGAATATCTAAAGATATTGCTTCATTTAAAGTAATTTCTGTGGTAGTTTGTATATCATATAATGATATGTTCCATTCATTGAGATTTGGATACACACTATCATAAGATCCAGACTCTAATCTAAAATCATATACTCTTGCTACTCCAATTTCCTTTCCGGCAGAAGAAATTCCAGAATTACCAACTCTAGAATCTCTAAGACTTAATACATAATTATTACCAATACCAACTTTAGGAGAACCATAAACTCTATTAAGTTTAAATGTCGGTCCAGTGTTATATGTTATAGTCTGATTTTGTAAGGTTTTTGTTGTTCTTGGTTTTGGTACATCTACAAAAGAATTGTTTATAATTTCAAGCTCATATCCTCTAACATAAGCTTTTCCTGGTGATATTTTATATAAAGCAAGATCTTTTGATGGAACTGATCCATTATCAGTTAAATCTGTGGAATTAAATATTCCACCATTTCCTAATCTATCATTCAATGACTCCATTAAAACAACATCAAATGGTTTTACATAATAATCACCAGACTCCTCATAAGTCCTTCTAGCAAACTCTTCTGCTAAAACATTATATTGGTTATTTTTATCCGCTGGATACGAAATAATGCCCGATCTTACTTTAGCAAGTTCAATAAAATTTGTATCATTAAAATCATCTAATGGTTTTTTGAATAAAGAAACAGATATTTTTAATCTATCCGCTCCAGGAGAAGAATAATTATTAAATCCTTGAGAATTATCATTCAATGTTTCATCTAGATCTGAATTTATGATCTCTTCATTTACATAAAATCCAATCCTATAATTTGGTCTGAATGAATATTGATCTAATATTAACGTTTCTTTATCTACTGTTATAAAATAACCTCTAATAAAATATACACCCTCATTAATTGAAAATGATGAACCAGTTGAAGTGCAATTTCTGGAAATAGTAGCTGCAAAAGGATCTCCTATTGGAATATTTGAAGTTCCGAGTAATTGTGACAATATAATGATATTTGATATTAATTGTTCTCCATCAGAAAACTTGGATTGAAATGATCCACTTGTACCAGATTGAAGATAAGAAATATATAAAGTTAAATTACCTCTTTCGGAGTTTTGTGGCAATAAAACTTGGTTGACCCTAGCAACTGTTCCTGAAGATAAACCTGTTATAGTAGAACCTACTAATTGATCTGCATAAGAAGCTACTGGGATACCTAAGTAAGTATTTTCTAATTCTACACAGTCATAAAAAGTATTATAAAAAGTATTTCCCGGAATTACTTTTGCGCCATCTTTAAAAAAATGCTGCCCAAATTTTTCTATTTGATTTTGTAAAATAGATTGAACTGTTGTTAGCTCTCTTGCTTGTACTGGATATCCTGGCTTAAATAAAACCTTATAGTAGTCATTATTTGCGTCAAAATCATCAAAATAAGGGGATACATTTAAGTTTGTTTGTTGTGCCATGATTCTTTAAAACTGCAAAATGACTTTAATATCTTCTTTTTGGTTTGATGATCTGGTAATAGATGGTCTATTATCAACATAAATTATGCTACCAGAATATTTTTGAACCTCTGGTAAAGATACACCACTAGTAAAAGTTTGTCCCAAATAATATTTTTTATTATTTATTGTTGTATCTATACCAGTAAATCCAGAATCAATTGTTAAAGTTCCTCCAGTGTTTCCACTAATCACTAAACTTCCGCCAGTGGTTATTGAACTTGTAAATTCATTTAAATTAAATCCATAAACTGGATTGAATTGTTGAGTTCCATCAGTATTAAACCCTGCAAGAGATCTATCTTGCCAATATTTTAAAACTCCAGTATTTTGATCATAACTAATTACTCTCCCAGAAGCAGTAATTCCAGTTCCTATTGTTTGTGTTATTTTAGAATCTGGAGTAAAAACTGCGGTATTATAAGAAGATCCTATAAGTTTTAAAGCATAAACTGCACTTGCTTTATCTGAAGATAAAATAGATCCATTTGATGCTCTTGGATTATAAACAATACCAACTCTCGATATTTGATTTCCTGTTATGAAGTCTGGATTTTGAACATCATTTTCTAATCTTGAATAAATCAAGACATTATATGTTCCTAATTCTCTATAAATGTCAAATCCATGTCCTCCTTTAGGAGGAATGATGACATCAAATTCAGGTCTAGAATCAAAAGTAGTAATCCCTCCTGCATTTAAATCAACAATTGCAAATGTATATCCTGATCCTTGATTTGTTACAGTTATTGACTCTACTTTTTTTTCAGAATTAGTTACTATAGTACATTCTGCACCTGTTCCATCTCCTTTTATTGGAACATTTTTATAAATTTGATTTCCAGAACCTATAGATATGCCTCTATTTTTTATAATAATAGTTTTTATTGCTCCATCTATTGCATTATTTCTGATAGAAGCATTTTCTACATTAGATTCCCAATCTGAAGGAACTGGTATATAATCGGTAGACTCAAATTTTACAATGTCCGATGGTTTTATAGTATATAAGTATTTCCAAATGTATCCATCATTACTAGATCCAGCTGGTCTTGGTTCTAAATCAACAAAAGTTGGCTCATCTAATGAAGGTTTTCCTTTAGGATTTTCTGGATTAGTGCCATTTTCTAGGCAAATATAAACACGATAATCGTTATTTAATACGTAAAAAAATGAAGAATATAAACTAGAAGAATCTGAGATTTTAGGACGGTTTGAAATAGTATAATCGTGTCTATAATAATCATAAACACGACCAGAAGACCAAGTTATTTTTGGTATTACTAATCTAACATCAGTACTGTCAATTTTTTTAAGAGACATCATAGTCTCCCAGCAAATATTCTCATCATTAAAACTATCTTTATGGGATGGTGGGTCAAAATCCCAAGTAGATAAAACATCTAATGGATTAGGAAGACCAACAAATGTATAATAACAATCTTCTGAAGACGAAATCGAATTCAAAAAATTTTTAGCATTTAGTATCCTAAATTGATCAGTTATAATTGCTGACATTTTTTACGAGGTTTTATTTATTTATTATGAAACATAGCCAGAATATTTTAAAGAATTATATCTTATAACTACACCTCCAGTATTCAGTCCAACTACTCCATTATTTCTATATGAATTGTATTGATTTGATGAAGATCTTTGAGAAACTTGTATTTTACCCCAACTATATTCTCCGTAAAAATTACTAAATCCCAATCCAGTTAAATTATTATATGAAGGTAAACTTACAACAACTTTTAACACTGTTTGCAACCCT